TCGCCGATGTCCCCGACCGTCTCACCAGAGAACAGGTCGTTCATCCCCATGGTGAGAGCGTGCACACGACTGTCGCAATGATCGCTCATGCCTTGGCCTCCCGGCGGCGCTTGCGCATGTACTCGCGCATGTAGTCCCGGTGATAAGCGTTGCGGTCGAACTTGCCGCTCGGCAGAGGTGACACAATAGTCGTCGGCTCAGCCGGCGGCGGCGCGGTCGCGATCAGGGCCTCCTCGAGCGCCTCACACACCGCCATGGTGTCCGGGTTGCGCGGCTGCGCCCGCCGGAGCCGTGCCATGATCAGCCAGATGTTCTCGCTCACGTCTAACAGTTTAACGCCGATCGCGACCGTGTCCAGCGGTTAGTTCTAATTAACCCGGCAGCCGCTGGCTCGGCTCGCGCGCCGCCTCGTTGGCAATCCGGTGCGCTTCGGCGTCGTCGATCGAGAACTCGCTCTTCAGCGCCTCCAGCGCCGCCTCCTCCTCCTGGCTCGCCCGCAGCAGCCGATACTTGGCCACCATTGCCGGATCACGGTTCTCAACCTTCGCCGTTGCGTCGCGCTGCTTCGCCTCGGCCTTCCGCTCGCTCTCTGCTGACATCGCTGTTCTCCTTGGGTTATCCCTCGTGTCCTAGTAGGAAATCCAATCTCCCGCCTGCGCCGGGTCGCGGTGCTGGCGATAGTCGGCCGGACGCTTGGCCTCCGGTTTCACCGCGGGCCGCACCCACGGCCGCGACATGCAAGCGTAGCGTACCTCATCCCCTGCGTGGTCCTCGCCCTCGGTGTCCACGTCCTCGGGCCGCGCCTGGTCGTGCTGCAACGCGGGAATGGTCCGGATCGCATCGCGGCACGTCGAGAAGAAATAGACCATTGGCCGGTCTTCCATGCCCACCAGGCGGGCACGCATCTGGTCCCAGCCGCCCATTGCCCCGCGCAGCGCAATGCGCGAATTGTCCGCTCCGTGGAACGGTTGCATCTTGGCCTTGATCAGCACGCTGTTGATGCGCTCGGCAATCGACGGGCCGCCATCTTCCTTGAAGGCAGACGGGTCCAGGACGCCGTAGGAGAGCCGTGGGTCGCCCTTCTCGCGCGCCACGATGCCATCGCCCACTTGCTCGGCCGTCAGCTTGAGGCCGACGTTGGCCGCCTTGGCGCCGTACCATTCGCGATAGCGCAGCAGCGCGCCTCGAGGGATTGTCCTGCCATCGGCTGCCTGATGTTCGTCGCCCACGATCGCCCACCATCCGATGCTGAATGGGCTGGCGCTGCCCCAGTCAGCACTGCGAAAGCGTGCCCAGTCAAGTGGAATAGCAAACGGCGCAATGACATGCTTCTCATTGCTCCAGCAGTCGAAGAAGGCGCCCTCGATGACCGACCAATCGCCCTCGAGCCATGCCCGGACCAACGTTTCGTTGCCGACCATCTGCAGGTTGGCAACATAGTCGGCGCCGAGGTAGTGGTTGTCTGATAGTCGGGACGGGATGTAAACCCGGTCCCGCGTCACGGTCTCCCCGGACCAAGGGTCCGTATAGCTGAACACCTGAACCCGGTATCCTGTTGGGTCCGGATCGATATAACGCGCCTTGACCCATTGGTGTCCAGGTCCGCCAGGGTTTCCCGTCGCCCGGAACCCACAAGGCACGCCAGTGCCGCTGCGGAGCGTAGCCATGAGTTTGAGGACCGGAGCCGCATTCGGGAACGTGCCGATCTCCTCCACGTATACACGGCTGTAAGAATGACCCTGGTAGGCATCCGCGTCGGCGTCCCGCTCGAGGTAGGCGAAGCGCAGCCTGGCGCCGTTCGGGAAGCGCCACATCTTGTCTTGCTCGAGGAACTTGCAGCCGAGCAGGGTGTAGATCGCCCGCGACCGCTCAATGGTTTCCAGGAGTTGCGTGCGCTCTCGGCGAACCATGAGACCGATCGCACCCGCGCCGTGCTGCCCTGCATGCTGGATGAAGTCGCCGAGCATGCCATCCGTCTTGCCGCCGCCTCGAGCTCCCCCGAAGAAAACCTCGAACACCGGGCATTTAATCAGTTGGGTCTGGGGACCGGCTTGGGGCCGCCAGACGACTGTGGGCTCGAGCCGTTTAGCTGCTGCACCCATTCTTCTGCTGTTTCCGTCTTCTCCGGCAAGAGAGCAACGAAGGAGCCGGGCGGGCCAACCTCCTTGCGCTCGACGAACATGCCGATTTCCTTGCCGAGCAGTTCCAATGCTTTGTTGGCGACGGCGCCTTCGCGCAACTGCATGGCACGATCGAGATTTTGCTTCAGCCGATCGAGAACGAACTGCCGGTTCAGGATGAATTCTTCAGCGGTGCCACCTTGCAATTCGGCGACGCGGTTTTCGATGTGTTCATTTGTTTTCAAGCGGCATGCGTTGTGGCGATTTGGCTTGAAGCCTGCTGTCACGTACGCCTCTGTTGCAGATTTGCCACTAGCCAGTTCTTGGGCGAAGCGTTCGTGACGCGGGTTAGACAGGACGGGCATTGGTCAACCCGCTCGGGCAAATTCGCCGAACAGTTTAGAAGCGGCAACGAGGTAGGCGGCGTTTGCTTCTCGCGGCGTTGGAAATCGGCCAAGGGAGTGAAGCTTGCCGTTGTGTCTCACCTGGGCTCGCCACTTGCCCGACTTTTTGTCGTAATATGCACCCTTGAACCCGGAAAAATTGTCTTTCCGCGCGCGTGAATTTGCCAGGTTCTGGGATTTTGTTGCCAAGCGCAAATTACTCCAACGATTATCTGTCCCGACCATGTTTTTGTGGTCGATCTGCATATTTGGCATTTCTCCGGTCATGTAGAGCCATGCCAAGCGATGGGCTCCATAGACACCACCGCCTATGCCAATTTTCCAGTGGCCAGAATTATTTGCTCCCGCCACATCGCCAGCTCTTCGGCATGCATTTCGAGGCGCCACTCGCCAAGTAAAGATGCCTGTGTCCGGATCGTAGAAAATTAATTCCCGGAGCCGGTCCGCAGTCAGGGTTTTCATTTCTCAGTCGCCGGGCTGGGGCTCTGGTTTAATTTCGGCGGCTATCTTTTTGAGTTCGTCTATTTCTTGGTGCGAGTTGAAGCGCCCGCCGGGCTCGACGACGATGTTGGAGACGTAGTCGAAGCCTTCGCAGTCGACGATGTGCTGCATGTATTTGGCGAGGAGGTCGCGGTAGTCCATTGGGGTCACATCAGGAGAACGATGAGGATGATGGCGATGAGGTGGATCATTTTCCCCGCTTGGCGGCGCGATATTTTGGGATGGCGACGGAGGTTTTACGGGTTGCCTTATCTGCAGCATTAAATTCCTTGGCGACCTTGCCCGGAACGCCTACTTTTTTTGCGAAGGACGGGTTGTGCGCGGCGGCGGCCATCAGGCGGGCCTGGGCCTTGCTGACTGAGGGCATATGAGCCTCCGTTGTCGGAATAACCCCCTCCCTTATTCCGAGGGGATTGACATTTCCAAACTACGCCATTTTTCCTGATTTGGCCATTGTTTGTTCGCGGTTCGCGGGGACTTGACAGTATGGGCCGCCCGCGATCAGGCTGTTCACAATCATGCAACTACCGCGCATTGCCGCCTTGAGTGCGCGGCGTGCCTCGAGATCTGCGTCAGTCATTGTCCTCGGCGCCCTCTTGTGCACAGCCCCGCCAAAAATCAACTGCCAGCCGGGCGTGACCTCCTCTACCGCTGGATTAAACCACTGATATAGCATGGCCGGGCAGGCCGCCGCCGAGCAGGAATTTCAGCATTTGCACTCTCCATCGAGTTTTAACACGGTCTACCCCCATCCTTGCAGATGTCGGGCGGGCGAGGCGGAAATGGCGGCAATCGTTCTATCTGCGATTCCTCCTCCGAGCCGAAAGGGCCGGCCACTCACAAGCCCGGAAATCACCAGCAGCTGCCAAATTATCCACATCACAATAATTACCAAAATTATCACACACAGTACGTACACAATCGTCCGAAATGGCTCCCCCATCGGAATCAACGGCAGCAGCTTCTGCACGCCCCACCAAATCACGCCCATCAGCACAACTGCAAATAGAATTTGTACCAGAGCGCCAATCATGGCGGCCCCCTTTCCTGGGACTTGCCTGCCGTCTGGCTGCGCCGCCGCCGCATGGTGCGTCGCTTCAATTCAGCGATACCAGGGCGCCAGTTGCCTCCTCCCCGCCCGTTTATCGGCAAGCCTACGTAGCCACCGGCTTTATCGAGCAGTCGCAGGGCAGCGAAGACGGCCTCCAGTGGACTTTTTGCTGCTGCCGCGGCTGCGATCATTTCGTCGATCGGATAATCGCCGTGACGCCTCATGTCGCCATCTCCTTGGTCGGGGCGAGCGGGATGGTGGCAACCGTCGCTGCCACCGTCCCTGACGGGGCGCCCGCTCACGCCACGCAAGTCAGGCACCCCGTGTTCAGTGGCGCGGCCCCGCCGGACGAGGGCAGAGGAGGACGAGAGCCGCGCCGAGCCCTGGCAACTTTTGGGGGACGCCGCCAGGGCCACTAGGAAGCCGCATGAGACGAGCAACCTGCTACCTCATGGCAATTTTTTACCCGAGGAGCGGGATCTCTGGCTCCCGTTCGGTTTGAGCGGCATGAGGCATGTCGCTGAGCCTCTCGCCTTGGTGCCATTCGTCGAACGAGGACGGCAACCCGTCAAGCAGCCTCGCCTGATCGGGAGGAGAACATCCCTTCTCCCGCATGCAACGCGCGAGAATGTCTTTGGTTGAACGAACGAACGAGACGGCTTTCCAGCCAGGACCATTGCGGCGCTGAAGAACCCATTGCATGCCATCGCTGGCCAGTGCCCAGTTTCCGCTGACGCAAAACTGCCTATCGGTTTGCATCGGCCTCTCCCCAATGAAAAACCCGGCCACGGGTTTCCCCGGCCGGGCTCAGAACGCATAACCGCAGACTGACGAAAACCTGCCGCTGAAGCGGACCCATTGTCAAGCCCCTCGCCCGGTTGAATATCCAGTTGCGCACGCAATCGTGGTCAGACATTCCGCGAACCGCAGCCCGATGTAGCGCACCATGCGCTCGCCGACCGCCAGGTCGCGAAACAAGCGCTTGTGCACCAGGACGGCGTGCACGAGGCTGGTGCCGTCCTGGCCGAGCAGGCGATCGATGCGGGCGAGCTCGAGCGCCGCCTTGCGCCGCCGCTCGGTCAACGGCTCCGGCCACGCGCCGCCGTCGACCGGCGTGACCGTGGTGTCGACGGAGCGCACGGCGCCCACCTCGGCCGCCTCGTACAGCGCCTGCCAGTGGCGGCCAGCCTCGTACTGCGCCTGGCCGATCTGCCGGCGGGCGTGCAGCCGGCCGAGCGGGTCGTCGCGCAGGCTGACGGTGAGCCGCACCTGGTCGGTGCCGTCCGGCCCGGGCTCCGGGTCGGGCAGGACGGCCGAGCCGAGCTGGGCGTTGAACGGGGCAACCGGGATGCGGCGATCGAACGTGCGGGTCAAGGCTCCTCCGTGCGGGTGCCGTAGCGGGCGCGCAGGGCGTCGTGGGTTGGCCGCACCCAGCCTGAGTTGCCAACCAGCCAGTGCCTTTTTTTGATGACGGCCTCCAGTTCGGCTGCCTCTGGCTCAGGTGAGTTCACTGGCTTGGGTTCTTCCTCGGCCATAGCTATTCCCTCCACTTGGTGAGTGGCGTGAGGTTTCGGAGAGCGTCGAGGCTGGTGACGTTGGCCGATTGGGTCTCAGCAGCGAGCCTTGCTTCAAGGTCGGCCACCCACTTGCTTGCTCGCTCTCTTTCTTTCTTACTTACTTTCTTCTCTGGGGCCGTTTCATGCGTTTCATTTGAAACGTTTCTGAAACGTTTCATTGAGCGTGTCCTGAACCGTCGGACACGCTCGGTACTGAGGTCAGATTTGTATTGCCGGCCATGCCAGTTGTGAGGAATTATTAATCCGCCGCCGTAGACCAAAAGTCCGCGCCGGATCAGGTCATTAATCTCCCGAACCGCACGGTCAGAACGGTGCGACAAATGGTGTGGTACTGCCGCAACAGGTATCTCCCCGCCATACCGGGAAGCAAGACACAGAATACTCACCCAGACCTTGAACAGGTCGCCCGGCAATTGCTGCACCTTCGGATCGTGCAGCGCCTCGGTGTAGAAGCGGAACCACTTCATGGCTCGGCCTTCACCTTCCGCTGCCACGCCGGCACCGCACGGTGCACATCTTTCACCAGGACTTTCCGCCCAACCGACTTGTTGATGGTGTTGTAATTCCGGAATTCCGGGTAGTTCTGCTCACGGGGCCAGAACCACTCCTGGGGGGCAGCAAATGATGCACATGTGTATCATCTGACAGGCGAGGGTCGCGCGCTATCCTCATGAATTTGTTGGCTGTAATTCGGCTGAACGGCAAATCGCTCTCAACCATGGCAATAAATTCGCCGTGCTCGAGCGCACCGGGACCGGGGCCTTTCGCTGCGAGCAGATTGCGGCCAATCTGAAAAATAGCCTGCAGCATGTCTTTGGCCGCGGACTCCCATGCTTTCGAAATACGGGCAGCCCATTGCGTCCGCGTCAGAGCAACCGTCATGTTCCCTCCAGCGTCCTGCGGATGTAGGCAATTTCGTCAGCGAGCTCGGGATCGGTGAGGCGTCGCGCAAATTCGCCGAAAAATTTTTGCTCGGCAGCGCGATAGGCGGCGTGTGCTTCTTCTGGCCTATGGAAATACCCAAGGAAGATCAGTCGATCCCCGACCTTGATCTGGGTTCGCCATTTCTTTCCCTTGTGAATGGCATGGTAGTAGGCGCCCTTGAGGCCGGATTTGTTGTTGGATTGAACCTTTTTATTTTGCTTTTGCTGAGACGATGTCGCTAGCCGCAAATTGGACAGCCTGTTGTTGGACGGATTACCGTCCTTGTGATCTATTTCCATGCCCTCAGGAATTGCCCCATAGACATAAACCCACGCCAATCGAGCAGCCGGATATTGTTGGCCCTCAATACCGATCTTCACATATCCTCTACTGATGGTTCCGGCGGGAGAACCTCTTCGATCCCATCCCCTGGTCTGAACAAGCCACACAAACAGCCCGGACAGCGGATCATAATGAAGGTTTCGCCGCACCGTCTCCTGTGAAGGTAGTGGGCGAAATTTCATACGGGATTTCACCGCAGCCCCCCCAATTTGGCGCAAATGGATTCGACCTCTGCAGCAAGTTTCTGGTCTACAACTATTAGTGTAGCAATTTTATTAAATGCCCATAAAGTTGTGGTGTGATCACGCCCGCCCAGTGCCCGGCCGAGGTCGGGAAACGATTTGAACGTGAGCTTGCGAGCGAGATAGCAAAATACCTGCCGCGGGCGCGTGACACGAGTTTTTCGCCCGCTTCCCACTAGTTCAAGCACCGTCACGCCGTAGTGCTCAGCCACTACCTTGGCGATCTCCCGCAATTTGGGCGGCGGCTTGCACAATCGTGGCTCGGTCCGCTGCACCATTTCCGCCTTGGCCCTGGCTCTCTCCTTGGCCCTCGCCACCGCTTCTCGACGCCGATCCTCCATCTGGGCCGCCGCAAACTGCTCGGCCTCCCGCCGTGCATCCTCTGCCTCGGCCTCTATCCGGGCGATTGCCAGCGCCCGCGCCGCCGGGGCGGATAGGATGTCCAGGTCGGTGGAACTGTGGCCGCCCGGTGGGTGTTCGAGCCGCTCACGCCGCGCCTTCGCCTCGGCCAGGATCTCGTCCTCAAAAGACACGATATCCCTCCATTTTAGCCGAAAAAGCGTACTTTTAGACGGGAGAACGCAACAAAATTGATCTGGATCAAATTCAGGCGACGCGATCGCGGCCGATTTCCATGAGTTCAGCAGGCGGGAGGCCGGTCACCGCGCTTACACGCTTGGCCAGGGGCCAGCTCATGCCGCGCTCTCCCTTCAAAATGAGGTTCATGTATTGCCTGCTGACGCCGCACTCGATCGCAAAATCAGATTCGAACCGATATTTGGCGACAGTTTTGCGGAGGCGATCCAGCGGGCTCATGCGCAAAATGATAGGGCCAGAGCAAAAAATTGTCAAGAGTGTCTTGACGCGCTGTCAACTATATGTATACTGGGGACCATCAAAACGGAGACTGAGCGATGAAACACCTGATCCTGACCTTGATGCTCCTGGCCAGCACCGTCGGCTTGGCCGAGGCGCAATTCCGAACCTGCACGACGAATTGCTACGGCCCGCCCGGCTATCGCACCTGCACCACCACCTGCCACTGACGGGAGCGACCGGTGATCCGCAGCATTGCCGAGGAGGCATCGGCGCTCGTCGCCCTTGCCCTGCTCATGGGGCTGATCTTCGTCATCTGCGCCATCATCGGAGGTAATTGATATGACCGCTGGCGAATTGAAGCATTTGCGAAGTGTGCTGGAACTCCTTCACGACGAGATACATCATCCAGGCGCGGCGCGCACCAATGGCGAAGATATCGAGTTGCTGACCCGTAGTGCTCTGCTCTGCATTGCTCGCAACATGAAGCAAGCCATACGCGAGCATATCAGGAGCGGCGCATGATCCGCTACGACAACGTCGTCCCCGCCAGCCCGGCGATGGCGCGCACGATCCTGGCGCTGCACCGGGCCTTCTCCAACAAGTGGGGAGTGCAGAAGAGCAATTCGCGCCGGATGTGTGGTATCGGCCCGCGTTCGCTGGAGGCTCGCGCCCGCTACGGCGATATTGCCGCACAGATGAAGAAGGACGAGTTCAACATCCACGACGCGATCATATCCCTACAGTTATTCCGCCAGCTAGAGAAAGCCAAAATCGCGCCTAACCCATATCAACTCGGCCGCCATCTGGAGGCGCTGATCCTGCTACGCTGGCTGCGCAGGAACAACCCGCGCGCATACTACGCGATCCGCGACGCCCTCACCTCCACCGCAACCATCATGCCGAGGAGCTGGTAACCATGAGCCAGCACACCATCCAGACCGAGGTCGAGGTCCAACTGGCGTATGACGACTACGCCTATCCCGTCCTCGAAATAACTTACGAATACGAGCGTGGCTATACACCCAAAACACCGCGCGGTGAGTATGGCCCGATCGATCCGCCGGTTGGCGACCACATCTACCTCTACGAGGCCAAGCTACTCAACGGCCATGGAATGCATCCCAAGCATTACCGCATACAGGAATGGGCCGAGCAATTCCTGAAGAGCGATGTTGGCCGCAACTACGCGATCGACTGCGCCGAGACCGATCTCCGCGCCATGCGCCACGCCCACCTGGAGGACCGCCGTGACCAATGATGATGAAAATCCCCTGGCAGAGGCAATCATCAGGATTGCACGCGCAATCGACCGACTCGGAAATGCCGATGCCGCAACCCCAATGGGTGGACTGGAAGCACTCGGCGAGCATCTAGGCGGAAAGCTCAGCGAAATTGCCTTATCGATCGGTGAATTAGCAGACGCAATTCGCGATCACACATCTGCTGGAGAACAGCCGTGACCGTGACCAATAGCCGTTCACGCGAGGTCGCTCCAGTGTCGGAGAGGCTGCCAATCCCGCCTGAGCGCGAGCGCGTAGTCGAGGCCGGCCTGCGCACGTTTCAGGAACTGTTCGCCGAGCGCGACCACCTCGCCGATGCGCTGCAACAAGAGCAGAACCGCACCGGCATGATGCAGATCGAGATTGACGCGCAGGCTCGCGAGATCACTGACTTGCGCACGCGCCTGAGCGTACTGGAGGTGCAGCGCGACCGCGACCTCGCCGAGCACGCCGTATTGAAAACCTTCATTCTCAATCAAAAATCCCAGCTCGACGGCATGGCCGATCTGCTCGCCGCCCCGACGCCAGAGGAGCCCACGCAATGAACCAGATCGCCAAGATGTCCGAGAACATCCCGCAGCCGGCGTCCGAAAGCGCGGCGCTCATCAACCTGATTGAGCGGCTGGCACGCGATCCAGCGGCCGATCTCGGCAAAATGGAAAAGCTTCTGGAGATGCGCGAGCGCATCGTCGCCCAGGAAGCGTTGACCCGGTTCAACGACGCCATGTCAGCAGCGCAGTCCGAAATGACACGGGTGTCCGCCGACAGTTCAAACCCACAGACGCGCAGCCGCTATGCCTCGTTCGCCGCGATCGACCGTGCGCTGCGGCCAATCTACACGAAACACGGTTTCAACATCTCGTTCGACACCGGCGACGAGGCGCCGGAAAACTGCGTGCGCGTGCTCGCGTTCGTCGCCGCCGGCGGCCACAACCGCACCTATCACCTCGACATGCCGGCCGATGGCAAGGGTGCGCGCGGCAATGATGTGATGACAAAGACCCACGCCACCATGTCCGCCGTCACCTACGGCCGCCGCGGGCTGCTCAAGATGATCTTCAACATCGCCGAAGGCGATGACGACGACGGCAACGCCGCCAGCCACAGGAACACGCAGACAGAGAGCGGCTCTATCAGTGAAGCGCAGGCCGACGAATTGCGGGTGCTCCTGCAGGACATCGCGGTCGAGGCCGGCCTGCGCGGTGGAGCTAATGTGAAGGCCTTCTGTCAGTATTACAAAATAGACCTGATCGAGGATCTGCCAGCGATCACGTTCGACCGCGCCAAGACCGCGCTGCAGAACAAGAAGAAGGCAATGGCAAAAACATGATCGAACTCGTTCAACGCTCGCCGGAATGGTTTGCCGCGCGTCTCGGCAGCCTCGGCGCGTCCGAGGTGTATGAGGCTATCGCGCGCACGAAAACCGGGTGGGGCGCCTCGCGCGCCAATGTAATGGCCCGCAAAATCGTCGAACGGCTGACTGGCGTTCCGCAAGATACCTACGTCAACGCCGCCATGCAGAACGGCATCGACACCGAGCCGGAGGCGCGCACGGCTTATGAATTCTGGCGCAACGTGACGGTGGAGGAAATCGGACTGGTCCGACATCCATCGATCCCCAACACGCACGCCTCGCCAGACGGACTAATCAGCGACGATGGACTCCTCGAGATCAAGTGTCCACAGAGCGCAAAGCATATTGAGACGTTGCTCGGGCAAGCCATCGACTTGCGCTATCACACGCAGATGCAGTGGCAGATGGCATGCTCCGGCCGGCAATGGTGTGACTTCGTCAGTTATGATCCACGCATGCCTGAGCATATGCGGTTGTTCGTGCAGCGCGTCGACCGCAACGACGAGCGGATCGAGGAGCTAGAGGAAATGGTCCGCGACTTCCTCGGCGAGTTGGACGAGAAGCTCGCCCGGCTGCGCGCGCTCGCCGAGCCCCTGGCAATGGCAGGCTGATATGATCCGCGCTCGCATGGCGGCACGCTTCAACATAAGCGTAGCGGCCATCAACGCTATCGCGTCCGGCCGCACATGGTCGTACATTCAGGTTCCCGCATGAGTGCACCTCCACCTATGGCGATGCGCTGGGATGGCGAGCAATTCAAGCCACTGTACCCGCGCTATGCCGAAAAACATTACGTCGTCGGCGAAGTCTACCAGATGGTGCCGCATGAGCAGCGCTCAAAGGTCAGCCATGACCACTACTTCGTCAACATCGACGAGATTTTCAAAAACCTGCCTGAAGCCTATACGGGCCGCTGGTTGAACCCGGACGAACTCCGGGCGCACGCCCTCATCCATACCGGATACCACAATCCGCCGCAGCATTTCATCTGCACGTCCCGGGCAGAAGCCGAGCGCTGGTGTCGCTACCTCGCGACGTTCACGCACGAATACTCGGAAACCGTGATCGACGGCTTGGTGGTCACGCGCCTCACCGCGCGCTCGCAGTCGTACCGCGCGATGAAGAAGCGAGAATTTCAGGACTCAAAAACCAAGACGCTCGATTACCTTGCCAACATGATCGGCGTGAGCGTGGACGACCTGCAAAAGGTGCGGACAGCATGAGACGCGTCGAATTCCCAGGAAAAGTTCGCGTTGCCGCCTGGGAGCGCAGTTGTGGCCTATGCGAGAATTGTAGCCGCAGACTGTCTCCTGGCGATATTTACTTCGAGCATCGCGTGCCCTGCGAACTGGGTGGCGCAGCAACGCTAGAAAACGCGCTTGTGTTTTGTAAAAGTTGCTGGTCGCTCAAGACCCGGATCTACGATCATCCGACCATTGCCAAGGCCAAGCGCATTGAGATGCGGCATCTCGGCGCCAAGCGGTCGCGCAACCCGCTCCCCGGCGGGCGCAATGACAAACTGAAAAAGAAAATAACAGGCAGGGTAGTGCTACGATGAAGAAGATGGCCTTCGTATTTGGTGACGTGACGCTGACATTCACGCCTGACGACATCGAGGCGGTATGGCGCGAGTGGGAGCGCGAGCACCCTGGGAAAAGTGCTCGTCGCGATATGTCGGAAGATGAATTTGCCGATCGCTGCATTAAACGGCTCAGAGCGAGTGCCCGCCCGACTCGCACCGTGCTACACAATTAGGTGCCGCGATGAACACACAGACGGCCGAGCGCGACGCCTACAGCATCCGGGAACTGTCGGAACGCTATGGCGTCCACCGGATCACAATTTACCGGGAGATATGGGTGAAAAAATGATGACGGTCCAGCTGGTCTGTTTCATCGCCGGCGCTCTCGCCGGCGCTCCGCTCGGATACTACCTGCGGCACCTGCAGAGCCGCCGCCGCCGTCGTTATTACGTGTAGCCGTGCGTGATCTTCATCCAACAGGAACAGGGAGAATCCTAATGCTGAAGTTCCTTCTCGCCGCGAGTGCTGTCGCAACAGCACTCGTGCTCAGCCAGCCGAGCAGAGCCGATGTCGTTCTCGGCGGCCAGAACTGGACCGCCACCGGCACTCTTCTAACGCTGCAAAATGTGGTGCCGGGCGGCAACCAGCCGCTGAATGTGCAATGCGTGATCTGCGGCGATAATCAGCCGCAGCAGAGTGCGACGTTCGGGTACACCGACTACCACAACTCGGGCAACCTCGCCAATGCGGCGTTCTTCTCGACCAACGTGTCGGGAGGTGCCAATCCCGGCGTCGATACCGTGGGCATCGGATATGACGGCTCGTTTCTGCGAGCCTACTTGCTCGCCAGCGGCGCTACCAATCTGCAGTTCTCCATCGGCGTCGACGTGAACGACGCCGGCGGCGCCAACGGAACTCAGGTTCTCGAGTCGTTCTATCTCCTGAATCTTACGCAGCACACGGTCCTCGCCGCGTTCTCGCCTGGACCGGGTGGCACGCCGATTCCGAGCCTCAACAATGGAACCGGCTTCCCCGACTACACATTGACCGGCTTCGACATCAACATCGGAACGGACATCCAGGCGGGCGATCAGCTCATCTTCTTCGCTCGCATCAGCAACCAGACCGATGGGCCGGATTCGTTCTTCCTGACACCCGCAGTCGTCCCCGGTCCTATCGCAGGCGCAGGCTTGCCGGGGCTGGTCCTGGCTCTCGGCGGTGGCTTCTTCGGCTGGCGTAAATGGCGTAAGGCGTGACGGCGATGAGCAAACCATTCTACTACACCAACCTGCATCATGTCTCTTACCCAGGGAGAACGATTGTACGGGCTACGGCTGTTGCCGTTAAGGTCAATAATCACACAGCTGGCGAATTGGTCAATCTGGAAATAAGAGACGATGGCCAAGTCTTTTTGCCTCCGGGGGAGTGGTGTAATTTCTCTATCGAGTACAATGAGGAGTAAGACCATACCGAGGCACGGCGGTGACGAACCACGGCGCGGGGCCGCCGACTGTGCCAGCCCCTTATGAACAGCGGGGGGGATCCCATTTTAGTGCATTGGCGCGGGCACGCAGGTGTGCGCTGATGCCGGCCTGCATGCCGGTAACAGCCCGCCGCGGCTGCTCTCGGTCATCCTTCATCCAAATATCGAATAATTTAGCCACATGATTTTTCAGCGCCAAGTCTATCCCTTCCAAGGAAAGTTCACGTATCCGTTCTCGTTCTTCGCCGTCCACACAGTGTTCCGCCACTTGCGAGCGAGCCTCCAGCAGTTCGCTCAGCCACACCACCATCAGCGTGCAGAGCACCGTCGTCACGCCGACCAGGAGCCGGACGAGCGGGGCGCCCTCCTCGACAGCAGTCATTGAATCAGTTTGCCGTTGACGTAGATGGCCACGTTGCCCGTCACGCCGATGTCGACACGAGCCTCGGCCGGCTCAGGCTTCGGCGGCTCGATCGGCGGCGTAGCCTCCTTGCCACCGAGCACGTCGGCGATGGCATCGCAGATGCGGCTGAAGCCAATCTCGTACAGTTCCGCATCGGCGGCCGAGTCACAGAAGCATGTTTCGAGCAGTATCGCCGGCGCTTTGGTCTTGTTGAGGAAGGCCAGATCGGTCCGTTTCTTGCCCCCCCTGTTCGTAAACCCGCCCGCCGTGGCGATGGCCGCCGACATCTCGGATGCGAGTTCCGGCTGCGTGAGGTAGAGCACCTCAGTGCCATGCGCCTTACCGTCGAAAGCGTTGAAATGTGCGCTCACATTAAGATCGTGCGCTCCCTGCGCATTATGCCAATTGACGATCGTGTTGAGGTTTTCACTCTGCGTCTTGGACGTGTTGTCGTGAAAGACGCTCACGGAGACGCCGCGCGCATCCAGTTCGTCCGCTACACGCTCCACGAGCCGGCGCGCCTCGTCGACCTCGTCGAACCCGCCGGAATTGACGCCCGAGGCGCCCCGCACGTAAAGCCCGTGGCCCGAGCTGATGCAGACACTCTTGTACATGGGCTTCACCGCCTCTTGTTCACCGTATGGATAGGTGACCTCGACCTCGTCGTCGGTCTGGATGCCGAGGGCATCCATCAGCCCCTTGCTGATGTCGGCGACGCGGCCGGTATCGATGTGAGGCCCCCAATCCGCAGGTCGGGCGACGTATTCCTTGCCAGTCTTCGGCGAGCGCACGAGGCAGCGGATGTCGAGCAAGTCTTCTTTGCTCGTCTCATCGTAGTTCCATCTCACGGCAATGAAGAATGTCTCCGGATCGAGCCGCCGCGCAAGGCCGGTCGTACCCGGCGGTTGCTCGGGCAAGAATAGCTCAGGCGCCATGTCAATCGAGTAGATGAAGGCAAGGTTTTCGCTGGGGCTGACGCCGGTATCTGATGGACCTCCGAACCAAGAGCATTTGCCGCGCAGTTTCACGCTCAGCCCCCGGTCGGGATCATCGCCAGCGACACCCGGTGGATGGAGTTCGGCGTCCCCGACTCGTCGTCGACCCAGGAATGGTTGCCCGCCGGCGTCGTGCCGAGAGCCACCATCGGCGTGGTCGCCAGTGCGATGGAACTGCCACCGAATGTGACATCGGCTTGCTTCGTCCAACCAGTGTCCGCGACCGTGGTCGGGGGCGAGACATGCGGCAGAAACCAATTTGCCACGAGCCGGTTCGGACCGCCCGTCGTGATGCTCGCATATGCGACATCGAAGCCAGACGCCGTGACCTCCGCATGCGTCAACAACTCGTGGGCCGAGACCCCCCGGAAGCCGAAGACTATCGCCTTCGGCGAGGCAGTTCCCCAGACACTTGTGGCGAATGTCGGGTTCACCGTCGCAGTGATGGAAGTATGAACTTCGAGGTTCCAGCCGAAGGAAGCCTCGTCAATCCGCAGCACCGACTGCCGCACCCAGTTCGTGGGGCTCGTCGTATTGGTGAAGGTTCCCCCTTTGAACCCCCAGACCAGCGCCACGAGGAAATCGCCTGCCACCGAGCCGCTCGGCAGTCCCGGCGTGACATTGCCACTGGTGGCACTCGCGCCAGTGCCGACGTTGACGAACGTCGGCAGCACAGTTGCGACACCGCCGGCAGGCGTGACGAACCCAATGGGAAAGCCGAAGTTCATGTGGCGCTCAGGTTGCCGACCAGGAGCCAATTGTTGAGGCTGGTCTGGATAAGCGAGGCGCCGGCATACTGCGCCGCGAGGAACTGGTTGCCGGACGCGGAATTCAGCGTCACGCCGCCGCCGACCGGCCGAATACGAACTGTTCCGGCTCCGAGTCGGGCCACATCGATCTTCGTCCCGACCGGAAATGCCACGCTGGAATTGAGCGGCACATCGACGATGACCGCGGAGGCGCCTGCATTGAACGTCACGAGTTTGTGCCGATCGGTGAGGATAAACGTATACGCCGTCGCCGTGACGGCATTGATCCCAACATCGCGCCGCGCATCCGGGAGAATGCCGGAGGTGATGTTGGCGGCGTTGGTCGTGTCGACGTTGACGACGTTACCAAGCCCCACATCGGTCGACGTGAGCGCCAGGATGGTCCTTGCATTCGCTGCTGTCAGTTCCTCGACATCGCCCGCGCTCGCTGTAATACGCCCCAGGAAACGCGACGTGGCCGAGACGTTCTGCATCTTGGCATACGTCACGGTATCGTTGGGGATGGTCAGCGCCACGGTGCCGACCGTTGAGGTGACATCGCCGGTGTGTGCCGGCATGCGTGCCGCCGGCACCGTGCCGGCGCTCAGGTCGGCCGCCGAGCCGGTGCTCGCGATCGCCGCCAGGCCGAGCGTGGAGCGTGCTGCGGCAGCATCTACGGCGCCGGCTATCGCGCGACCGGTCGAGGTGAAGCCGGTGACCGCAAACGCATCGGCACCTGTGGCATAGATGACCTGGTCGGCCGAGGTCGTAACCCCGGCGATACCCGTCAGCGTCGCGTCGAGCGGCTGCTTTTCGTTATTGACCTCGACGATCGCCGCCTGAACATTCGTGGCCGCGATCGTACCGGCTGGTACGAACGGAATGGTGGCCGCGGTGAACGTGCCGCCGTCCTTGACGACGGTGCCATCAGTGCTGTCCCACAGGACAAAGTCGCTGAGCACCGTCGCCGTCGCCGGACCGATCACGTCGCCCGTGCCGGCGCCCGAGGTTCCCGCGTTGCCCGTCCGGTCGAAGCGGATCGTACACAGTCCCGTAAGCGGTCCAGCACCCGCCTGAAATGTGACGGGGACGGTCTGATACGTGCCAGCATCGGTAAGGGTGCTGTTGACCTTAAAGACGGCAAACTTGCTAACGTCGCTTTTTTGAATGATCGTCAGCGAACCCTTGTCGCCCACGGTCGTTGAGCTGTCAAACTCGTCGAGCCAGGCCGCGACATTGCCGCCGCCGGCCGCCGTCTCGCTGATGTTGATCGAGAGAACACCGGGTCCGAGTGCGGCATTGAACAAGAATTCTCCGCTGCCAGGATCGCCCGAGGTGCCGGTGTCAAACGTATATTCCAGGGATGCGCTCGGCCCAATGGGGCCGGTAGCACCCGCAGTGCCGGGGGCTCCCGCCGACCCCGCGTCGCCTGTCCGCATGATCTGCAGCACGACCTCGGTGTTATTTGCCAGCGTGCCGCCTTGTTCGCGAAGCGTTATCTGGATCTCGCTCCAGCCACTGTGATCAAACATCGCCGCGCCAGTACCGGGCCGCTCGATCACGTCAAAGGCAAGCCAGTTCTGTGGCGCGGCGAGATCAAAAAACCATAACTGCCCGCGCACACCGCTGAGCGACTGGCACGCCGAGCGAATGAGCCCAGTAACGGCGCGCCCCAGAGTGTCGGTCTGCGAGATGGACAGGGTAAAGGCAGATCCGGGAGAGGCGTTATTAGTGTTGACCTTGCCCAGGCCAGGGTCGGCAACCGCGCTGGTCGTCAGCCAGATGTAGGGCAGGCCGGACAGCGCCTCGGCGCCGAGGTCGTCCCACGCAACCACGGCACTGGAACCGGCCGACGTGAGCACCTGGCCCGCCGTGCCGGCAGCAAGATGCGTCCACGCCACGCCATTGCCCACCAGCACGGTGCCGAGCGATGGCGTACCGCCGTAGAACGGCGTGCCGCCCGAGGCCGACGCCTGCAGCACGCCCGTGGTCGACGGCACCCGCGCCAGGGTGGTGGCACCAGTCGCCGCGATAATGTCGCCGGCCGCATAGCTCGACAGCCCGGTGCCGCCGAACGCAGGCGTGATGACGGAGCCGTTCCAGGTGCCCAAGGTGATCGTGCCGACCTGGGTGATGCCTGAGGCGATCGCCGCCGGCAGCGTCGTCGACCATTGCGGTACGCTGCCCGCGGTCGAGGTCAGAAAGGCGTCCGCCGTGGTCGGAAATGCCGCCAGCGTGTTGGTCGCGCTGGTGTAAAGCAACTGTGTCGTCCCGCCGAGCGTCGCTGTCCCGGTGCCGCCGCTGGTGGCGGGCAGCGTGCCGGTGACGGCGGCCGACTGGCTGATGTCGATGGCGCCAAAGCCGAGCACCGTGCCGGAGCGGCGCAGCACCTGATGATCGTTCGCGGCTTGGATATCGCCCGGATCGCCCGTGCTGTTGGCGGCGCGGCCGATGACGCTGTTGGCGATGCTATCGCGCAGCAGCGCGTTGGTGATCGAGTTGTCCGGCACCGATGCCGTGGTGCCCGACGAGATCGTCAGGACGCCGTTGGCATAGCTCGTGGTGATGCCGCCGATCCCGACGACGCGGACGGGATACTGCGGGATCGCCCGCATCTTGAGGGTAGGTACGGTCATGATACGCCTCAATGATAGACTGGCAGCGAGCCCTTTATGAATGGCTGCGTTTCGCCCGCGCTCGCTATGGTGCAAGCGATTTCATAGGTCTGCGGGCACAGGCCGCGCATCTCGTCGACCGTGAAAAACACTGACATACGACCGAGTTCGGGCACGAATACCTTGCCGTTTGCCGTGGTGGCCAAGAGCATGCTGCGCCCGGTTTCCGGATCGCAGATCTCGAACACAATATTCGCCCCGGTCAGGTCAAACGGTGTATCATCCTCGGCGCTGATGACGGCCCAGGTGCGATGAAACGAGGCGCGGTTGCTCGCCGGCGCCTCTACGCCGACGAACCAGCCCGATGTCATCGATGTCATGTCAGGTCCACTGCTAGGGATTTACGTGATAACTGTGGTGCTGGTCACGGTGTGGCCGGCAAACGCGCTATTGCTGTTGCTGGCGGTCTTCTGCTCGGCCTACGCCGAGCGACTGCACGCCAGGAACGGCTGAGCCTTGCTGACCACTGATGCGGGCGATCTGCTTGTCGAGGCCACGCAGCGCGTCCATGAAACCCTGGTTGCGTGCGATGACCTTGAGCCCCTTCTGCATCACCGCCGGGTCACGCGAGACGAGCATCTCGGCAACCCTCTGCGCCACGCGCTGATCCGTCGTGCGCCCGCGCTTGACGAGGGCGCTGCCAATCAGGGTTGTCGCCAGGTTGCCGGGATCGGCCAGCCCCTGATAGTACGCACCGACCCCACCCTGTGTGGCCACCAGACCAGCCTCGATCAGTTGCCGTGTCGTGGTCGAGTTGCCCTGGGTCTGCGACCGCGTCAGGTCCATGATGCCCTCGACCCGCAGCATGGCTTCCAGCTCATTGGATTTCTGCCGTCCCAGCACCATTTCGAGCCGTTCCCGAGCCCCTGGGCTTTCGGCGATCTTGTTGAGGATGTTGCGGCGGTCGCCCGGCTCCTTGAGCATCTCGACATATTTCGAGACGAACCCGTCCTGAAACAATTGCCGCTCGGTGGGCGACATCCGCGCCAGTGCGCGGCGGGCTTCCTCGTTCTGCCCTTTCATCAGGACGAAATTTTCCCCCGCCTCGAGCGCATCCTTGGCGCCGGCAAAGTGAGCATGCCCCGCCCGTGCCTGCGCATAGGATGGAACGAGACGATCGAGCTCGGCATTCATCTGCCTGGCGAACACGCCGAGCCGTCGGCCGTCGGCCGTATACTCGCCTGCAGCCTGCATGGCATCGCTCAATTCCCGGCGAACCAGATCCCAGTATTGCAAATCGGGATAGACTGGCACGCCACCTGGTCCGCGCGCGATCTGCATCCGCCCGTCCGGAGTAAACGTGATGCGCGGGTTCATCGCGCCTTGGCCGGCGGCGATCATCTCGTCTTTCCACGCCGTGCTGGCGCGCTGCATGGCGGCGGTGACAGCGGGAGAACCGGCCAATTGCTCCAGTTTAGGAGACCACAAACCATCCGCCCCCTCACGCATGGCGCGTTCGTAGTTGGCGCTGTTCACCGTCTTCTTGGCCGCCTCGAGAGCCTCGCGCTGGGCGGTCGCACTGGGAAAATGAAAGGCGTTGTTCAACCATCCAACGACTCGCGCCGCCTGACCTTCAAACCGCGGATCGATCATCCGGTTGAGCGTGTTGCGCGCTTCCGGCGAGGCATTGGCGACCCAGCGTGCAACGGCTCGTCCAGGCTCGCCGAGCATGTCGACGACAGCCGCCGAGGGCGTTCTGGCGACCTGCTGGCCGGTCAGGCGGGTGGCGGCTGATGGATCGATCTTCTCGGCCGACTCCTGCGCGCCCTGCAGGATCTTGAGGGCTCGTGCATCTGTATTGGGAAACAGGTATCGGCCGGCCTCTGTGAGCGCCCTGCCACCGGCCCTGGTAGCCACATCGAGGACTGGCGAGGCAACCCCACCGACCACGCCCCCCACCGCGGCCCCTGTAGCGGCCTTGGAGAGGCGTTCCGCGCCAGTCTCGCCTTCCCCTGCCCCCGCCAGTGCACCCGCACCAGCGCCGATCCCTGCGCTTCCTGCCGCCCGTGTGGCCATGCCGGCGCCGCGCAGCGCCGCCACGCCGGGCAGCGGCACCGCGACCGCCCCGGCGAGCTCGCCGGCGAGCGTCGTGCCGGGATATTGCTCCTTGGCGGTCTTGAGCTCCTGCCGGGCGGCATCGCGCGCCTGCTCGTAGGCCTTCGTCGCCTCACCGGGCGAGCCGGTCAGGGTTTCGTAGCCGAGCTTTGCCAGACCGCCGATCGCCTGCAACGGCCCCGCCATCTCGCCCTGGCGGCCGGCCATGTAGTCCGGGCTGTTGAGGATACCGGCGAGCTCGTCGGCGAAATTGAATGTCGCCCCGGACGAGGCGCCGCGCAGCAGTGCCGTGAACCGGCCGACATCGCCCTGCGAGGAGCCGGCGCCCTCGGCGGGCTTGGGCTGTTCGGGTGTGACCTCGATACGCAGTGGCGAGCGCGGCGCGGCCGGATCGATCCGCTCGGTACCGCTCGGCGCAAACTGCCCATACGGGTTTTCCCCCGCCGCAGGCAAAGTCGGGGTTGGCGTGACGAACTGTTCGTAGACGTTGCCGCCAGCCTGCGCCATCTGCGGAGTTTGCGGAGTTTGCGGAACCGGCCGTTCCGCAGATGCCGCCGAGGAGAACGGCCCGGCCTGGACGGTTTCCGGTGCGTAGGCGACCGGCTGCGCACCCGGTGCCGCGCCCACCCGCCCCTCCGGCGCGTAGAAGGCATGGCCGCCGATCGTCAGCGGCTGGCCTTGCGCCCACCGCGGCGGTTGCCGTCCCAGTGCCGCCTGGGCGGTCGGGGAGAAGAAGTGCGTGCTTCCCCCGGTAGGGTCATAGCCCTCGCCGAACACGCGATCCACGGCCGCCGCTGCGCGCTGGTAGGGCTCGCTGTCGGGCGCGTAGCCGTACATGCGGTTGCGGCCGGCCTGGGTCGACCACGGCTCGAACTGGTGCCGCGCCAGGACCACGCCGGGGATATTCTCGCCGCCGTAGCGTCCGGCTTGCATCCGGTTGCGGATCACGGCCGCGACCGCAGCCTGCCCCTCGTCGGGCTGATCGGCCGCCTCGCCGAGCACCGTGCGGATGGCGAGTTCGCGATCACGCGGGGACATGGTGGAGCGAGGCGCGTCGCCCTCGTCCAAAAATTGCTCGTAGATGTTGGCCATTACCGCTGACCGAGAACCACATCCGACATGCCGGCGCCGTACATGGCGTCAAATTGATCCCGCGTGTGCGGGTTCTGCTCAAGATACTTGACCGCCCCTTCGTTGGGCGCCGGCCGCCCTGCCGCCGATCCTGTCCCTGTCGTCCGCGGTGCCGAGGCGCCCCCGCGCGGCGGCGTCGTTTTCGGCTGTACGCCAAGATCTTCCAGCTTGACGCCGTAGGCGCGCGCGATCGTCTCCGGGTTGAAGCCTTCGTTGACCAGGGCGCCCGCCTTGCGGGTGACGCCCCGCTTGACGATCTCCTCCTGCTTGGCGAGGTTCTTCTTGATCTGCTCCGGAGTCATGCCGGGCGTGATGTCGGCGGCCTCGAAATCCTGCCGCTCGCCCTTCGACAAAGCTGCCCCATACAATTCATTGCGCACGACGCCGCGATACTTGTTGTAATCCTGCCACCACGCCGCCCCTTCCGCCACGTCCTTGCCGACCAGATCCTGCGGCAGCAATCGGCCGGCGGTCATGACTGCACTGCCCACAGTGGGGTTCTTGTAGCCGGCGAACCGATCTTGGAACGTATTGGCAAACCCGGCCACCTCGGTCAGCTTGCCGCCCTCCTCGGTCATTTTCGAAATGTCGCCGTAGCCCATCTGGCGCGGCTTCTCGACCTCTTTCTTGGTCCCGCCGATCGGCTGGATGGCACCCGTGACCGGATCGATCAGTGCCTTCTGCGGCAGGCCGGTTGCGGGATCGAAAATCTCGTGCAGGACCGGCGCCTCCTTCCGCGTGCCGGCTGCCTCCAGCACCTTGACCTTGCGCTCCTCCAGATCGCGCTTGAACTTTTCGTCGGCCAGTTTGAGCAGCGTCAGGCCGCCCTCGAAGTCGCCCGCGCCGAGCAGTCTCTTCGCTCCGGCCCCATAGTCGAAGGCCTCGCCGCCGGCCGCGATCTCGGCCAAGGTCTTCTGCCGTGCCGCCAGCGACTGCTGCTGCTGCTGGAATAATTGCGCCCGCCGCATGTCCTCGGGCAGGTTGCCGAGCGCGCTGAAATCCAACCTTGGAATACCATACCCTGAATAATCCGCCATCGATCGCCCCTCACGGCCACATGCTGCCAGACGAACCACTTATTGGTGATCGAAACAGACTGCCAAGCGAGCCGCCGCCACCTCCTCCTCCGCCGCCCATCGGCCCGCCACCCCACATGCTTCCGCCGATGGTGCGCAGAACGTTCATGCCGAGGTTGAGCGCATTGCCGCTCGCCTGCATTTCGGCTGCCGCCTCCTGGCCGTAGGTGTCGGCATAGGGCCGCGTGACGCTGTTCAGCAGCCCGAGCCGGTTGGCGTCGGCCTGCTGGATGACGTTGGAGGCGCCCGTGCCGTAGCCCGTCTCAACCCCCGCCCCGGCGAGCCCGCCGCGCATGGCCAGATCGGACAGCGACTGCCCGCCGCGCTGCGCCAGTTCCGCCAGCGACAGGCCGGTGCCGCGCGCGAGGTCGGCCGAGGTGCGCCCGTAGCCCGCCTCCAGGTTTGCCAGGTCGCGGCCGATGCCGGCGCGCCCGGTGGCGGCGCCGCTGGTCGCGGCGAGTTCGAGCGGCTGGAACCCCTGCAGCCTGCTCAGCCAGTTGTTGTATTCCTGGTTGGCGAGCCCCTGGCCGTAGGTCATGGCGTCGCGATCGGCGTTACCGCCGACCAGCTGGCCGCTGGCATTGCGCCGCCGGTTGATCGCCTCGAGGCCCTGGTCGACCGCGAAATTGTAGCCGGGTCCGGTATGGAAGGCATCCTGCGCTGCCGCCACCCCGCCTGCCCCACCGAGGCCGAGCGCATTGCTGTACATGTCGGCGCCGGTACGGTACCGTCCGGCGAGCGCCTCCAGTGGCGCATAGGCATTGCTGGCGCCCGCCAGTGCCTCACGGCCGGCGCCCACGCCCTGGTCGAGGTAACCCTGGCCGAAGCCGGCGCCTTGGGCGATATCGTAACGCCCTTGGCCGATGCCGCCGACGATGTCGCCGCGGCCGATGTCGACGCCGGCCCCGATCTGGCCGAGCGCACCCTCCCGCCCCTCTCCCAGATAGCCGAGCGAGGCTGTCTGCCCCGCCCCGATGACCGGCAGACCCATGCCAAGCACGTTCCCGTACAGGTCGCGCTGCGCGTTTGCCGCCGTGTGTGCGGGACCGCCCGTGAGTGCGCTGAACAAAGCCAACGTCGCCTCCTATTTCTTGATGCTCTTGAGCAGCGCCGCTTGATCCTGGCGCATCTGCTCGCCGACCCGTGACATCGATCGCACGGCGCGCTGCGGGCCGAGCTCGACGATCAGATCGCAATACGCATCCGCTGCCTCGAACAGATCCGCAGCAAATTCCTTGTTGCCGGCGGCGAACTGTTCCTCGCCGCGCTTGCGCAGGATGGCAATGTGATCTTTGCTCATGGTGAATTCAACCCGAATGTAACTCCGGTTCCTCCGGCAAGATTAAACGAGCTTTGCGCCTGTGAGAAAAAATTGAAGAAAACCCAGATCTGCTGGTTCGAGCCAAAGCTCGGCTGGTCTGTACTGGTTTCATGAAAACCGCGGTTTTCTCCACTGAGTGTATTGTGCGAAACGATCACGTTTCTCTGGTTGGTCAATGTCACTCGATACGTAGTGCCCAGAAGCTGTCCGTCGCCTGTGAACTTATTGCCGATAATCGTGTGGTTGACTGAAGGACCAGGATTATTGCAGATGAACCGCAGCGGCGCGCCGCCGGGAAACGAGTTGTCCAGCAACCCGATCTCGCTGCACGATCCTCTGAAGTCGCACCCGGAGCCAAACCAGTTGTTGGTAAAATGCAATGGCCCTACGTGGTTGCTACCGAGGTCTCGCTTCCATACGCTCCGGCAGGAGCTCGGTCCCGGCCCCTCGATCACGTTGTCGGAAAACACGTTGAACAAGCCATTGTCGATGACGACACCCGGACATGGAATCGCCAGTGGCGGTTGATTGTTGGCGGTCAAGAAGGCGCATCCGCGAACGCACTGCCCCTCGTTATGATTTGCCCCGGCCGAGCCGAGCACGCTCGACATGTGCAGGCCGCCGAGCGTGCCGCCGAGCACGATGGTATCTTCGAGCATATTTCCTTGGCCGCCGTTATTCCAATCGATTGCATACCCGCCGCAGGTATTGAAGAAGCAATCCCGCAATGTATGCTGGCCGCCAAAACCGTTTTGGCTGCCGCTCAGGAAGCCGGACGTCGCACACAGGGCAAATTGTATCCGCTGAAACAAGCTCGGCGCAGAGAATACGGTCCCATCAATACCGATGGGCGGATCGTAGACGATGCCGATCGGCGCCTTCTGGTTGCCGTTGATGAAGAAGTCGGAGAACGAGATCGAACCGTGGATATGAATCGCAGCCGTGCCGCTGAACACCGGGCCATTGGCCGGGTTGGCGTTGCAACGGATGCCGGACGTGTACATGCCGGCGCCCCACACCCGCACCTGGCAGAACCCGAAGCCGTTATCGTCGAACACGATCGGCCGGCTGATCTGGTAGACGCCGGGCGGAAAGTACAGCACGCCGCCGCCCTGCGCGTTGCCGAATTCGATCGCCGCCTGGATGGCGTCGTCGTCGAGCGTGGCGCCATTGCCGGCGGCGCCGAAACGCGGATCTTTTACATTGATAATGTCACGAACAACCTCGGTAGTTTCCTCCAAGCCCCGCCGGAGCTGGTTGAGCCAGCGCCACAGTTCATCGTCGATCGTGTATTTCTGCCCGCCGTTGGTCTTCGCCGAGGCGACGGACGGGTGCAGGATCTGCGGGATCTGGGTCAGCGCCATCTCAGGCTGCCCGCGTTACTGTTGCCGCCCCGGCGCCCATGAACGCCATTGGCGCATTGCTCGAGCCGGCCAGCCGGAACCGTTTGCCCTTGGACGTCGCGATGCCGGTGTTGGTGATGAACACGATATCTTTCGTCAAGCTGCGGGTCAGCGGGTTGGCCACATACGTGTGCCCACCGTCATTCGACCAAGTGATATCGACCGTGGACGCCGTGCTGTTCTTGCTGAAATCAAAGTCGAGCCGCGGCGCCATGATGCGGCCGGGGAATTCATGCACGGGCGCGCTCTCGATCAGCCACGGCAGCGTTGCACCAAATTCCTGATAAGTGGTCGGAGATATTCTTCCGATGTTGCCGGTCGTTACATCGCCAACAATCCATTCGCCGCCGAGGTGGCAGGAGGCACGAATGCGCCGGTCGAGGCGGCCAGTGCTCTGCAGTTCGTGCCATTCGCCAGTAGTTTGATTGTAGCACCAGGTCCATTCGCCGGGACTGGTCAGTTGCCACATGGCGTGCTGACCGGACATGTAGACGATTGCATCGAGTAGTAGCTTGTTAGCGCAGGTCGCGATGGCGCGCGACACGGCATCTTGCGAAACCGGAACCGGCGTGTAGCCATCTAGTTTGTAGACGCGGTTGTCGTCGGCTGCCCAGATCAGTTCGTTCGACCATCCTTCTTCCCAGCCGGCCACTGCGTGCGTGCCGCAGATGCCGCGCGGGATCATGGTAACAAACTCTAATGGAAACGGCGAGGTGCCGATATCGCGCCAGACCTCGATCGAATGCTCGCCAAAGGCAAAGAATTCCTTACGGTAGGCCACGCCGCGCAGCAGTCCGTCCGGGCGCCCCTGCGTCGCAACATTGGAATCAGTCGCCACATTGGTGCTGTTGAGTTGGGATGCCCAGATGATGCCGTTGCGCTGCGTGAACAGGAAATATCCGTCGAGCACCGAAACGCTATTCACATTTCCCGCCGGCAGATCAGTGTCAGGATAAGCCATGCCCGGTGTGTTCAACGAGTATGCGCCACCCTCTGGCGCCACCGCAACGACATCCGGTGGAGGCGTCTTGTTGTTCCTCGCCATCGTAAGCGGACGCGATCCCGAAATGGCTCCGATGTCATTGGTGACCCAAATTCCATCCGCAGATCTCTCGGCCGAATAGACTTCGTTATTGAATACCAGAAAAGCACTGGCTTCCAGATCCCCTGATCCCGGACTGGTCGTATCGAAGATCATCCGGCAATTCGTCACGAAAGAGACGGTCGTTTCCAGTGCCACGCCGGGGGTGCGCCGCCAGGTGACGGGGAACCGCGCGGCCGGCGGCGACTTCTCGGCGTACACGTTGACCAGCCGGCCGGAGCCCTCGTGCGGGTTGACGCCGGGCGCCGAACTCGTGGGAAACGTGATTTGGGCAGCCATCAGAAATATTCCGCCCGCATGGTTTCGAACGTCGGCTTGCCGGACGTCATCTGCCGCAACCGCAATTCCGACAGTTGCGCGTCCTGCTCCCTCGGTGGGATGCCGTAACCCGACGAGGCGATGCGAAATGCGATCACCTTGGCGCTGTCACTGAAAACGGCTGTTTCGATCTCCTCGAGGTCGGCGATGTAGACGATGCCGAGCGCGGCCATCGCCGACACTGCCTCGTCAAGGTGACTGTCGATCTTGGCGTAGACATCTGTCTCGATCGTCTGTCCGGCCTGCAGCAGGTTGAGATTGTCCGCTACCCGCTCGACCAGTTGGGCGCGTGTCTTGGTGATGTCGGGCATGTCGGTATTTGTCGCTATTTGTCGGGAAATAAAAACGGGGGCCGAAGCCCCCGCTCGTTCAGTCCTCGTCCTTGCGCGGCCGGCCGGGGCCGCGTTTGGCCTCAGGCGCCGGCTCCTCGCCGGAGACGGTGAAGTGCTGGTTGCCCTTCGCCTTCTCGATCACCATCGGATCGTCGACCTCGGTCGGCTTGCCGGCGATGAAGTCGTGTCCTTCCCATTTCACGTAGGGAGCGCCGCCTTCGCCCTCCCCCTTCCAGGTTATGCTAGCCATACTGTTCCTCCTATACAGGGGGATTAGGCGGAACGAACTGGATGATCAGGTCCGCCGCCCCCACCGTGGCTGCCGTGGTAACGATGCAGGTTATGGTGTGTTCCACCGTGCCTTGGATGTTGGTCGTCGCCCCCAGGTCGTCGAGGGGAATGTAGCCGACCGCCACCAGGGTCAATGCGCTCGCGTAGGCATTGGCAACCGTGGTTGCCCCGATGTAGCCGACATTGAGGGTGGCCGCGGCATCGAACGCCGTCACGACGTGGACACCGCCGCCGATCACAGAGGAGCCGGCCGGGATCTTACCGACCACGGTTGCTGTCTGGTTGGCAAACGTGATCCGTTTGCGGATGGTATTCGTGGCATTATAATTGAAGTCGCGCGCCGGCACGCTGCTGTTGAGAGAGGTTACCATTGGTGTGTTCTCCTTGGATTGCTGGAAACCGCCGTTCCTTAGGTCAAGACCTCAGTCTGCGGCGCTGGCGAAGAAGCCTGTGGCCATTCCCCATTGTATTAGCTTGTTTGTTGGGCCATGCTTCTTGAATATTTTGGATATACCATACGCGGCCTCGATACCGGTGCCCGTTACAAAGCCGTAATCATCTTCTTTTCTGAACGTCGGCTTGGCCATTTGCCCGACCGCCATGACGACGGCCTGCTGGCCGCACAGGAACACCGGCTCGACCCGTACCGTACCACCCGTGCCCGCCGTCTTCAGGGTCGTCCACACGTCGGTCACAAAGTTCGATATCTCCGGCACCTGACGGATGATGATGCCGTCGTACATCTGGTCCCCGTCCTGGAACAGCGGGTTCCGGTTCATGCCATCGCCCTCGCGGGCGCGGGCGTCGCGGTTGATCGTTTCCAGGGATGCCTTGAGGTCCCTAAACGTATTCAACCCGGCAAACGCAACATAGTATTCGTATCCATCGCGCAGTTTGAAAGGCCGGATCTTTGGGTTGGCGCCCATGGCCATGCGCTTGAGCAAGGCGAGGTTGGCCGCCGTGAGCTTGTCATTGGTCGTATCGCACTCGGCCAAGGACAGAGCGTGGGTGGCCTTCGTGTTGCTCGTGGCCGCGCCATAGAGAATACGGTCGCTATTGTTCGTCTGCCACGTATCGCGCTGCGCCGGAGTCGCCAGATCGTACTGGATGCCGTTGACGCGAGTGCCGGCGGCCGGCTGGCTTTCGGACGGCAGGGCCATCATGGTGGCGATCGTCTCGTCACGCCGCAGTTCGCTCAGCCAGTCCGACAGTAGCGGCTTGGCCTCGCCGAAAATATCGGCGCTGTCTTTCTGCTCCTCCGCTTTGTTGCTGACGACTGCGTGCCTGGCCCAGTCGAGCCACACCCGCATGCCGTAGTTGTCAATTTGCTCTTCGTTGCCGACCAGGGTGCCCGATGCGACGCCGGCGCCGGTGAGCCGGGCGACAATCGGGATGTTCATCTGCTCGCCACCCGCCTTAAGCTCGTTCTTGACGCGGATGATGCTATTGACGGCCTCGCCCTGGTAGGGCGAGAACATGTTTTCGCGCACCCACTCGCGATTGATCTCCTGGGTGAAGCGGATGAGTTTGTTGTTGGTTTGGATCGTGGTGACGGCCATGGCCGTTGTCCTTTCCTGCCGTCACCGAGGCATGAAAAAACCGCCCGTGGGCGGTCGTCGAGATCATGCAGGCGGTGACGGCTATCTCATTGCGTACCTGAACAGGCTGGCATCGCTCATGTCGCCGTCATCGGGCACGTTTGCTGATGTGCCCGACGCGCGCGAGAGCGACGGCGGAAGGTTGACAACG